ATGCTTCCTTACAATATCCCAATAAGCCGCTTCATCTTCAAGGCTTATATCATTATAGACTTTTTTATTGTCAAGCTCTTTTTGTGCTGCGTCCAAAATCATCTGACCGAGTTCTTCGGTGGTTTTTTTTGCGTTTTCGGTATTGTTTACAATACCCTTTATAATACCGTTTACAAATTCCTCACCGACAGGGACGGTCTCTTTCGCTGGTGATTTTATTCCGAAAAAGTCTTTAATACCCTGCGTTATTGTCTTTGCAAAGCCTTTTATTTTGTTCAAAAGCCAATTTTTAGCGTTTGTGATACCTTTCCAGATACCCTGTACAACTTCTTTTCCGATTGACAGCATTTTTGACGGTAAACTCTTAACACCGTTTACAACATTATTAAGCAATTTCGCCCCTGCTTGTTTGCCTTTGTTTGCTAAATCTGAAACAAAAGACGCTACTTTTTGAATTGTATTCTGCAACCAAGTCCACGCTTTAGACGGTAACTGCTTTATTGCATTTATGGCATTATCAACAAATTCACGGAATTTAGAACTGTTTTGATAAAAATAAGTAAACAGTCCAGCAAAAGGATTGATAAAGAATGTAAGAATAGATTTCCAATTATCTTTTACCCAATTAACAACATTTTGACATATTTTAACGATTCCGTCCTTTACATCGTTGAATTTCTGGACTGCCTTGTCTTTTAACTCTGTAACCTTATTTACAACACTGTTTTTTATTTCTGTGAATTTTTCAGTTAAATTCTTCCATAATTCTTTACATTTCGCCGTTATTTCGTCCCAATTCTTATATAATAAAACGCCAATAGCAATAACAGCCGCCACAGCCGCAGCAATAGCTAAATAAGGTGCGAGCATTGCCGCCGTTGCCGCTACATTCGCCCATATAGCACCTGTGAGAGAGCCGAGCGTCAAAGCTCCTGTTATATCTAAAGCGTTTTTTATTGCTTGTACTGCGTTATACAGTCCAAGTGCTGTTACGATTACACCGATAGCCGACGCAATACCAATCATAAGCCCTTGATGTTCCGTCATAAAGTTTATAACATCACAAACTATATTAAAAGTTGTTGATAAAACCTCTTTTAATGGCGGTAAAATTGCCATAACGGTATCAATCATTGTTTGAAACGCTGCCCCAGCTTCTGGGCTTATTTCGCTGATCGCCTGCGGTAAACTCTGCAACACATTTTTAGCAACAGGAATAATATTTTCAATAACCTGTGTACCAGATGAGACAACATTTGAAACCAAAGTAGGAATATCAGCATTATCATCAGCTAACCCACTCATTAAATTACTCCAAGCAGCTTTAGTCATAGCTACCGAGCCCGAAATTGTGCCTGCCGCTTCTTTGCTCGCATAACCAGACAGCCCCTGCATTTCTATATAATCAATTAAAGCGGATTGACAGTCTGCAAGGTTGTCAATCTGATATTTTGTAGCTTCGCCGTTTGCCTTGTTCCACTCATTAACCTTGTCAATGACTTCTTGAAAGCCCTCTTTAGTCGGTGTAATACCTAACTGCAAATTATCAAGCATTGTAAAATTGCTTTTCATTATACCGTTAAAAGCATTTTGAACATTTTCCGCACTATTACCCGTTGCCGCTACTATATCAGCTTCAGCAACAACAATTTTATGTGCTAATTCTGCCGCCGCCTGTTCGTTACCCTTTAAAGAAGTTTTTAAGCCTGTTGAAAATCCGTTTACTTGCTGTAAATATTCGTTTTGGCTCATCTGTACGGTTTTATATGCGTTTTTTGCTTTCTCTTCAATATAGCCGTATGCTTCGCCAAATAAGAGCTGTGCACCACCTGCAAGCTGTTCATATTCTGCATACGCATTTATAGCTAAACCGCCTAAGGTTACAACTGCACCAGCACCAGCCGCCAAGCCTGTTGCAATGGCTTTTCCGACTTTAGCCGCACCGTCGCCAAGTTTAGACAGCATTTTTTCAGCTTTTCCGCCCTCTTCGCTCGTTTTCTTTAAAGCTTTTTCAGCTTCTGAACTGTCAATAGCTATTCTGCCGAATAACTTAAATAAATCCATTTAATTTTTCACCCCTTATTCTTCGGGATTGAAAGAACCTAAAATTTCCAAAGAGTTCTTAACGGTTGCTTCCATTGTTTCGGGTGTCATTTCTTGATTTTCTTTGTCAATCTTCAAGCCCTCAACAAAATCATTAAAGGACTTATTTTCAACACGGTGTAAGTAAAATTCCCAAGTTTTCTTATCGTCTGTTTCTTCAATGTGAATTTTCCAAAACTCACAGATAAAATCAAAAAATCGCCCTGTATTAAGCATACCGTCCAGAAAAGGAAAAGGACTTGCATATCTTTTGAATAGCAAGTCCATAAATTTAATATCCCCTATTTGAACAATTTGGAAACAACCTTGAAAAAATCGGGAAATTCTTCTTTCTTCAAGAAGTCTATCAACATTTCCATAAACAAAACAGCGTTGCCCTCTGCCTTTAGTTCTTCAATGGTTATATTTGAAGTATTTACAAGCAGTTTATAAATATCATCTTTGCATTTTCCGATATTATTTAAAATGACATTCCCAGCTTCAAGCATAACAGAAACGCCAGCGAGCACCGCCCCCCGTTCGTTCTTTTTTTCGTCATCAGCCATTTTTCCGACTGTTTTTAATACGCTTAAGCTTGTGAAACAAGATTTAAACTCATTGATTCCGATTGCACCAATAATTTTAAACATCAAAAATAAATCTTCTGACGATAATTTACGGAATTTATAAGGCTTTTCGGCTTCTGCGATTTCAACTGCTTCAACTGTGTTTGCTTCTGCTTCCTGCATTTCCATTTTTTCTTTTATGTTTTCCATTGTTCAAATACTCCTTTTTATTATTTTTTAAGGTCTTTTGCTTCCGCTTTTTCTGTTTTTGTAGTTTCTTTTATAGCTTCAACAAAATTACCTGCACGCTTGATTTCTCTGTATCTTTCGTCAGATATTTCAAGCGGTTTATCTTTTTTGTGAATTACTCCAGAATATTTGTCTCTGAAGTCTTCTTTAACAATCACTTTAACTGTTTTCATAGTTTACACCTCACAATTAAGCTGCCTGTGTTTTCGGGTAATAAATGCGAATAGGCACTCTGTCAAGGTCTGTGTTAATATCGCCGTATGCGGAGAATGTAGCTTTAACAACTGCATTTTCTTTATTTTTCGGATCAAGCTGAAAACCGCTTTTACAAAGTGCGTTTTCAATGATAACAATAATCTGTTTCTTTCTGTCGGAAGTATAACCAACAAAACCGAGATTTTCTACATAGTCGCCCTCTGTGATTGCGTTCTTTGTCTGTATGCAGTCAAAGCCCTCAACATAATGCTCTGAATTTTCGTCAAGGATTTCGCCAAGAGTTGTAAGCTTGATAATATCAGCGTTCATTTCTGCAAAGTTTACCTCTGCGTCTCCTGTTCCGCCTGTCATTACTGCAAGACCTTTAGCCAATACAGACGCACCGTCAATTTCAATGTCTTTAACTTCTGGCACGATTTTAATTGAGCTACCGCCAGAGGTCGCCCCTAAAACAGAGCCGCTCCAGCCTGTGCCCTCTGTGTATTTTAAACCTTTAAACCAAGTTCCAGCACCTAAAAGGATATTTTCGGGTGTTTTCTCTGTTATTCCGTGTGTAGGTAATTTATTTTCTGGCATAATTTACGCCCCTTTCTTTTTCCATTCTTTAATTTTTAAATGAATTTCAAGCTTTTTTAAGTCGGTTTCCCCTGTGGGTATATAATCAGATTTTTCATAGAAAACAGTTATTGAGCCTTTTGAAGTTCCACCACTCAATCCGTTAATTGCGTCAAAATGCTCTTTAATCTTGTTTTTTATTGCTTCAATCTCTATATATTTAAAACCTCTGAAAAAGCCTGTTAAAATAAGTGTGCTGTTTTCGTTCCCGTCTTCTGTTGCTATCGGATCGTCTATAAACTCACCGATAAAATAATCATTTCTTAAAGTTTGCGTCCATTCCCCAAACTCATAAGGGATTGAAAGAGCCGTCATATTATCATTTATAAATTTATATTTTGACATTTTATCAATCCCCCTTGAATATCTGTTGAAAGTATTTGATTATTTTAGGTTTTAAAGTTGTATAAGCTTTAAAAAATGCCCTTGTGGGCGTTTTTCCTTTTGTAAAGTGAAAGCCCTCATCATCTTTATAAACCCAGCCGCCTTGTCTACCGTCGCCGCTTAAGGCATATTCGCCCGTGCCGTATTCTTCCCAGATAGAATTTTCCTTGTCAGAGCCTATAACTGCTTCTTTCTCTGATTCGTGAACAATATAACGAAAACTTCCAGCCGTTTGCCCCTGTGGTCTGCGTGAGTTTCTTTTTGTTAGTGCTGCAAGTTCGCCCGATACCTCATAAAGCCCTGCAATAATCTTGTCGTTTATTTCTTCCTTTACCTGTAAGGAAAAGTCCTTAAATTCAATATTATTTGCCATTCCACGCACCTACCTTTTTAAGATAGATTTCTAACTGTTCGTCCATTTCGTCGGGATTGTCAATAAGTAAAACATCATAAACAACGCCTTTTATTATCATTCTTTTTTCTGCTTTTTCTATATCATCATTCAAAGCATAAACTTCTGAATTATAGTCAGTTAAAAAGATATGCGTTGTTTCTTCAATTTTTGCGTTATATGTTGTTTTTTTACTGTCGCCCGACTGATAGCTTAACCAGCCGAGAAAATCGCTTTTAAGGGTATTCCAGACGCTTATAGCTTCGCCCATTTCGTTTTTTTCTTTTGTGGGCGTTTTTGCTTGAATTATAGCTTTTATGTTTCCGCCTATATTTGCCATAGCTTAAAACCTCGCTTTTTTATAAAGTTTCAGTTTCCCTAAAATACTTAACGGATAGCCCATATATATTGTTGAGCTGTCCTCGTAAGTTATAGAGTGCCTTGACAAAGTTTCGGATTTTACGCCAATTTTGGATTTATATTTTATTTCCCATTCAAGCATATCTAAAGCACATTCAACCACATCAGCAGGGTAGTCAATTTTTGTTACGAGTACGCATTTTTCATCTGTAACGGTTTCCGCTACTGTAAATGTACTGTCTGACGCACTTATAACCGTATAAAGCCCCTTGTTTTTGCTGTTGCTTAATTGCACCGTATCGCCCACAGAAAAAGGGCTTAACGCTTCTACGCAGAAAAGACCGCCGATTATGTCAGCGGTCGTTCTGCATTCAAAGTCTTTAAATTCGTTATGTGTATATTTGCGGATTGTCTGCTCAATCGCCTGTAATTTTCGGGCGATTTTTTCATCATTCCAACCCTTTAAATCTTCCACATATTTTTTAACATTCTCTATTGAAATAATCATAAGGGAATCCCCCTTTCATTATTTCTTGAATTTTGCGAGTACGACTTTAGCTTCATTTGTTAAAGCTACGCCGTAATATCTTGAAGCTGTGATTTCGTGTGTCTGGCTTCTGTTTTTATATTCTGTTCCTATTGTTGTGTCTTTCTTCAAGAAGATTGTTACTGCTGGCAATTCGTCCTCTGTGTATTCTGTGTCAGAGTTTGCAGCTTCAAGCTTAACAACAGGGCAAGTATAAATGCCGCCGTCATCAGCTACGATTTTCTTTGACGGTACGATGTGAACGCCTGCCACTTTTCCGATTTCGCCCGTCATCATAACTTTATTGTCGTATTTATCAGCGGAAATAAATTCTGTGTCTTTTCTTAATTTTGTTACCTGTTCGGGAGAAACAAACATAACTTTGTCTGTGATTTCTTCCTCGTCAAATTTGCCGACAGCGTCAACGATACCAGCATAAGAGATAGCTGTTGAGCCGTCTCCACTTTCAAGTGAAGAAGTTAAAAGAGCTGCTAAAACATCATTGTCAACCTTGCTTGAAATAGATAAAGCTAACTGTCTTTCTGCCTGTCCGATAGGATTGCCAAGACCGCTTAAAACAGCTTCTTCGGTAATACCTACTGATTTCATAGCCTTTTTAATGCTGAATGTTTTTGAACTTGCAGCCATAGCGGTTAAATCAACTTCCGCACCCTCTGCAACTTCTTCAGCGTCGCCAATATAGCCCCACGCTGGAACTGTCTTTGTATCACCAGCAACACCCTGCAAAGATGTATCAAGTTTTGCATAAGGTGTAATTTTTAACATTGCTTCAATTTTTGCGTTAATCATATCGCCCATAACTTCGGGATTGATTATATTGTTTAATTTTGTTGTACTCATTATTTATTCACCATACCTTTTCATTTTTTTATGAGTTCATAATCTGTTTGTAGGCTTCGGGATTTTCATTGTAAAATTGCTGTCTTTCAGCATAAGGCTTATTAAGTAAATCAGCCTTTGTCATTCCCTCGCCTGCGTCTTTACCTTTTGGAAGTTTTAAAGGATCAATAATAATTCCCTTTCCGCTTCCCTCTGCTGTTTCAAACTGTGTCGGATATTGTGTTTTTAAATCCGTTATCAGTTCTTTTGCGTCTTTGATACTGTCGTTTTCGTCAAGTTCAAGCGATTTCCCCTGCTCTTTAAGTTTCTCATTGATTTTAAATGTTAAATAATCAATGTCAACGGCTTTTTCAGACAATAAAGCAACTTTTAAAGCTGATTTTACTTTTGTTTCCTGTAACTGTGCTTTTAAGTTTGTTACTTCTGTTTCGTAACCTTGAATTTTGCCCTGCATTTCCTCGTTGCCCCTTGTGCCTTTTTTAAGGTCGCCAATAAGTTTATTTGCGGTTTCAATTTCGGCATTTTTGGTAGATAACAAAGTATTGAGTTTTTCAATTTCGCTGTCATATTTACCTTTTCCGACATACTCACCGCTTCCGAGGTTAGCAATTTTAATCTGCTTTTCCTTGTTTTCGTCTTTGCCGTTGTGTTCTTCAAGTTTTGCCGCTACTTTTGCGTACAGTTCCTCGCCCAACAACTCTTTTAAAAATTCCATATCAAAATCCTTTCTTTGCCTGTGTTTTTATATGTGGTTTCTCCACCGTGGCAAAATGCTATTTATAAACGCCCTGCATTAAGGGCAAATTTGCGGAGCTTTTAAATGTCATCACGCCTTTTTGGACTATATAAAAAGGACTGAATAAAATTCAGCCCTTTATTATTAAAATTATTCTGATTGAATTACTTCTTTTTCAACACTCGCACAACAGGGGATCATACTTTCTAAACTATCCCACAGCATAACATTTACTTTCGTTATACGCTCATCTGTCGGAACTTCAACGAAACAAGTTTCACCCGTTACATTTGTTATACTCATTGTTAGCATTACTTCTTTTGTTATGCCGTCCTCTGTCGTGATTTCCCCAAAAGTTGTAATAATAGCGTCTTTGTTTGATACAGTCTGATTCAGAAAGATTATAACGCTACCGTCCGAATATGTAATGTTATTTATAGCAATCTCGTCTGTTTCTTCTGGCTCGTTAAAATAATACTTGCCGTCTTCCTTATAAATTGTTGTATTACCGTTTAAAGAAGCTGTCTGATTAAAGATTTCACTATCAATTATTTCATAATATCCGTCATAATCTACTTGTTTATCTCGTTCCGCTCTCAACTCATCTAATATGGGTAA